CTTCCTTAGTAGACTTCTTGCTCATATCGAACAACTGTTTCTTAGAATACTTGTGTCCCTTTAAAACGGAAGACATCGCATCAGAAGACATTCCCTTCTCTTGAAGATACACTTCCTTGTATGCTTCTTGAAGTTTATCGTTGGAAGATCGGTCCATAAGTAACCATACTATTCTTATATACGTATTTATTAGATCAATAAATAGAACTACATGGACCCATTACTGTAATCTAAATGGCAAGACAGGGAATATTCACTGGATTTACGCCGAATGATGGTCTGGGAGACTCACTTGCCGCTGGTGCGGTTAAGGTTAATGATAATTTCCTAGAAATTTACCAAACGTTCGGTGATGGAATCAACCTAAGTGCTAATGCAGGCAGTGCTGGAACTTGGGCAAAAGTAGCTGAGTATGGAATCAGTACAAGTAAGTACGTAGGTATAGGAACAGAACTACCAACATCACAATTGCACGTTGCTGGTAATACATTACTAGCAGGTATCACTACAGGAACATTTGTCGGTGATGGATCTGGACTAACTGGTGTTACTGCTACTGGATCTGGTGTTGTAATTAAAGATAACGGAACACTAATTGGTGTTGCACAAAGTATTAACTTCGGACAAAGACTAGATGTAGGACAAGTCTTTGGTGGAAATGTAACTATTGATGCTGTTGATTATGTATCCTACGCAAACCTATCGGGAATTTCTAGTTACACTGCTGTTGCAGGATACTCTTCCGTCACGGATTACTCTCCACTAGCAGGAGTATCTTCATATACTCCAAATGCAGGTGTAGCAACATATGCACAGTCAGCAGGTATTGTTACTTACGCAGCTGCATCTGGTGTGGCAACTAATGCTGGTGTATCAGAGTACGCAAAACTGGCAGGGGTCTCCACATACGCAGGTAGTTCTGGAGTATCTACGTTATCTGGATATGCAAGTACATCTGGTATTGCAACAGTAGCACAGAACTTAACAGGAACTCCCTCTATTACTATTGACAATATCAATTCTGCAATTGGTATTGTAACCTTCCCTGGTCAAGGAAGTAAAATGCGTTTCGACTTTGATGCAACAGGTGATCTACCTGCTGCACCATCGTGGAGAGGTATGTTTGCCTATGCAAATAACGTTAAGAGAGCATACGTTTCTACTGGAACCACCATGGGTGGTTACAACGGATGGAGACAGATCCTACATCAAGATGAGTATGGAAACTACTTCACTGTAGGTGTCATCACTGCTTCTAGATTCTCTGGTGATGGTTCTGCACTAACTAATCTACCTTCAACAGATAGTATCTGGAGATCAAACTCTACTGGTATCAATACTCTTGGCAAGGTTGGTATCGGAACAACTACATGTGTAGAAGCATTAAACATCACAGGTAACATCAACCTTGATGGAAGACTAGATGGTACACCAACCAATAACACTCTTCCCTTCCTGTGGTCAACATACTCGTCTCTACCTCAAGCAGCAGATTACCACGGACAGTTCGCACATGCACATGACATGGGCAAAGCATACTTTGCACATGCTGGAAGATGGGTTGAGTTAGTAGATAGAGCAAATGATGGAACTGTCGGTACATCCACAGACAACTATATCGTAGGTGTAATTACTGCCACAGAATTCAGTGGTACTATTAGTGGACTGACAAGTACAGCAAATATCAATACCACTGGTGTTATTACCGCAACCAAATTCGTCGGTGATGGTTCTGGTCTAACTAATCTACCTGGCGGTGGAGGAGGCGGAGGAGTCGCTGGTGTCGTCGTTCAGGAAGAAGGAAGTACAGTAGGTACAGCAGGAACAATCAACTTTGTTGGTGCTGGAATGACTGCATCTCTCTCTGCTGGAGTCGCAACAGTTCATGTAACATCTTCTGGAATCCAAGTAGAGACAGATCCAATCTTTGTATCTTCCGCTGCATATACAATCACTGGAATCCAAACATCACAGTGGTCAAGTGCATACAGTTGGGGTAACCATGCATCGCAGGGTTATCTATCTGGAAGTAGTAACCTCGATGCTCTCAATAATGTTTCTAATGCAACACCTTCAACCAACCAAGTTCTAAAATGGAACGGTTCTGCTTGGGCTCCTGCAAATGAATCAGGAGGTGGAGGTGGAGGATCTTCAAGTCTGATTGTCAAAGAAGAAGGAACTCAAGTAGCATCTGCTGCAACCTCAATCAACTTTGTTGGATCTGATGTTACAGCAACAGCATCTGGAACAGACGTAACTGTCACCTTTGTTTCGGGTGGAGGAGGTGCTGGATTATCCACAACTGGATTTGGAACATACACCGCAGCTGCTGGTGTTGAAGAACAGATCGATTCATTCAATGCTTCAAGTTACTCAGGTGCTGAGTACACAGTAATGATTGGATTAGGAACATATAGACAATCGCAGAAGTTGATGGTTATGCATGATGGCACTACCGCATATTCTCAAGAGTACGCAATCATGAGTAGTCCTGAACCACAGGTATCCATTGGTGCAACATTAGACAGTGGTAACGTTTTAATCAAAGTCACACCACTAGCAGGAATCTCTGGACTATCAACATATAGATTCGTCAAGACTTCGATTCAAGGAATCTGATAGGAGGACATAATGAGATTAGGTCAAATCAATTCTGATTTTACTGAAGGTAAAATTACCACAGAAGAAGCTCTTGCTTTATACGAACAGGAAAGAGTTGAAAGTCTAAAACAAGAAGGAGCTAGATTCTTATCAGAAGAAGAAATGAATGCTTCTGATCCAGATAAACCAGAAGTATCAGGAACAGAGACAAAAAAAGCATACGTTATCGTATGCGATAGTGGTGATCACTGGGAAGAAATACATGAAATCCTAATGAGGGATGGAACTCTAGAAGATAATATTCCTAGTAGAAGTGTAGAGTGTATAGACCCATTCAAAACTGCAAAGAAGATGGGTACATATCTACTCAGCGATGTTGAAGTAGAAGAAATTAGAAAACTTGAATATGTTGTTGGAGCAAATCTAGATCCCGAGTACTACGCAGGAAATTTTCAAGGCAAATTCGATCAACCTCGTGGATTTTTAACTAAAACTAATAGATATGGTGAAGATGTATCGATCGGTAGAGACGTAAGTTCTGTAAATATCTACCCAACAACTCCTGGATCGAATCTAAATGGAAGAGCAGGAATGACATTGTGGAGACACATGCAACAATCCAATCCTTGGGCTGGTGGTGTGGGCGATGCAGCTCTACTTACTGGTGACCCAGCTTACTATGGGGATGGTAGTAATGTTGATGCTATTGTATGTGATGAATCTGGTTGGTATGGTCACATTGAATTTATTAATACTGCCGACTCTCGCGTAACGGAACCAGGAGAGACAAGTAAACAACCAGTAAATTTTAAGGGAACCAATGTCCTAAAAGAAGGGTTCGCCCCATCGGCAACTACTGGTGTATGTGGGGTTCTAGATGTTATTCTAGATGCACCATACTATATTGATCCAGATTTCTTTGAAGCAGATCCCTCAAATAGACTGACTTTAAGATGGGATGGAACTACAGTACCAGTAGAATCTGTAGCGAGAGATTGGTGGAATACAGAAAGCACTGCTACAAGATCTGCTAAGTTTGTCAGTACCAATATTGCTGGTGGCACCGCAGTAATTGGTAGTCCAGAAGATTTTGGTACTGCCACTGTTAGTAGTAATTACACTAGAGCTAATAGTAATGGAAGTGACGAGGCTAAACATACTGGTGGTGGATATCATTCCACTCCATGTCAAACTCAAGTGTATGGAAAACAAGCTGGATGGGCATTCAACTCCAATAAGTGGCACATGAGTATCATTTGGAGTACAGGTGCTGTAAGCATTACAACATGTTGGAGAGCACATATAGTATTTCATCAACTCAAACCCAACGATCCTGTACTAGGAACAAAAAATCCAACCGTTACATCTCATAGTTGGGGAAGATGGAGATATACCTTAGGCAACTCATCAACAGCATACTATTATCACCGTCAAGATGGAACTGGTACTGGGGGTGTGCAATATGATAGTGGCAGTAGACCAGAGATGTTTAGTAATTTTTACCAGTCAAACAAAATGAGTGCTGCAAGTGTATACACTCACTCAGAATCTGTTCTTGGTCGAGAAGTTATAGATTCAGGAGTCATCTTCCTTTCTGCTGCTGGAAATGATAGACAAAAGATGGTTCTTAACGATCATGCAGATTTCAATAATTATGAATCATCTAGTAGCAACTCAACTTTAGCCACTGCACTAAACGGTAATGGAACTTCCCAATACACCTTTAATAGAATGGGATTCCCAGCCGATCTTGGTTGGGACACGGATGGGGATGGTAAAGTATACTATCCATCATTTAATGTAGGAGCGTTAGATGATGACCACTATACTGATAGTACTGGTAGAGAACGTAAGGCAGTCTATAGTAACAGTGGCAATGGAATAGATTTCTATACAAATGGAGATGCTTCTGTTGCTGGATGTGATGACAATACTTTTACCAGATATAATAGATATGATGCATACTATACTATTTCAGGTAATAATCAGTCTGATGTTTCACAGAACTCTTTATTTGGTGGAACTAGTTCTGCATGTCCAGTTGGAGCTGGAATGATAGCTACAAAGATGCAGTATGAAAGAAATTGGGGTTGGCAAGATGTAAAAAATTGGTTGAGGCAACTAGATAGAAGATCTTCATCAGAATACTATCCTGGTACAGAAGGTACTGGTCCTGAGCAGAACGGAACATGGAGCGATAACTATAATCTACACGATGATACAGGAGAGTCTTGGTTGATTCTTTACGATGCGCCAACTCCAAACACACCTAAAGAACCTAATTTGGGATTCTTTGAAAATGTAGACTTTGATGGCGACATTACCTTAGACTCATAAATAATAGCAAAACCGTATTTGAATAATGGCAGAACAACACTTTGGTGTAAAGAAGTTACGCCTTACTGGTGGAGGTACACCAAGTTTAACGAGCCAAAATGATCTCCAACTTAACGCAGATACTGTTGCAATTAGTACTAATGCAACTGTAGGTGGAGGTATCAATGCAGTTGGTGTTGTAACCGCAGCATCATTTAGTGGTTCTGGTGCAGGATTAACAGCACTTCCTGCGGCACAATTAACAGGATCTCTTCCTGCAATTGATGGTTCTGCACTTACTGGCGTTGGTGCTGCTTATACAAACACTGATGTAGATACACACCTGAATACTGGTACTGCTTCCTCTGGAGAGATCCTAAGTTGGAACGGAAGTGACTATGACTGGGTTGCAGATCAGAGTGGATCAGCTGCTGCAAACCTCACTGTAACTACTCTAGATGTATCTGGTATCTGTACTGCTGGTAGTTTTGTTACCGATCTCATTACTGCAAATGGAACTGGTAGAGGATTCTGTACCAGATATTATGTAACTTCTAACGGTTCTAGTGACTATCGTTTTGCTGGCCCTGGTATGCCAAACACTATCGCAAATCCTACTCTCTACTTAATGAGAGGATTTACATACATGTTTGAGAACTCTACTGGTTCTTCACACCCATTCCGTATTCAATTCACAGGAACAACTACAGGCGTAGGAACATACGTCAGTGGAGATCAGAACGGAATACAGATATTCACAATCCCTCATGACGCACCAGCAAGTTATGAGTATCAATGTACCGCCCACAGTGGTATGAAAGGCACATTTGTAATCCCTAGTTAATATGTCACCTTTAGCATTTGGAATCGGTAAATCCCGAGGAACAACATTTGATCCAGCAGTTTTCTACAGTAACTACCTAGTATTTTACTGGAACTGGTCGGATGGAAAAGACTTAGATATTATTGCAAAATTTTTATCACCGAATATTGGTGGTGAATGTGGATCCAGAAGAGGTCCATTGTCTACTCCAGGCAATCAAATCACTAATGGTGATGGCAGTATTGTATACATGCAATGGGGTGGAGATAATACAGAAGACACAGAAGGTTGGGAAGCAATTTATATTGATATTGCTGCGTTGAAACAAGTGCCTGGAGGAATACCAAACAATACCATTGAGTTAGATCTCAGAGCCATCTGGTATTCAGAAGTTGGTACTAACCCAGTTACCATCACTGCATCTGGATATGAAGGTGGAACAATGTTGTTGGAAAAAGATACTCCCAATGTTCCTGGTTTTGGATTCTTAAACCCCACAGCAAATTCATCTTACATTGATTTCAAAGAAACCAATGGCAAAGTATTAACTTCTACAAACAGAGAAGACTCTGGACAAAGACTTACAAGAGTATTGATAGACTTATCTGGTCTAAACTTAAGATTTATTGAAGATGATTAAGGTATCGTGGCGTACATTGTATCATTTTTTTAAAAAAATTAAATATAAATACGCCTGAAGGTCTCATTAAACATATGAAAAGAGCTCTTGTGCTTCTTGCAATGTTAGGATTGACGGCACCCGCACATGCCGATATGACGCATAAGATTAGTTCTAGTGTCCAACTAAATGTCCAGTCTGCTGCTACTCAAGCAACCAGGTTGGGAAGTTCATATAGCGTATCAGGAAGTGGAGTGGCCACTACTGATGGTTCTACTGCTAATACTATCTCTGCTGGGACAATCACCAGTGGTGTCATGAGTCCAGGTACTATTGCTGCTACTCAAGTAACCTCAGGAAATGCGTTCAGCTACTCAGCTACATACACACAGGCTGATGCAGTGCCCACTTCTGCTCCTTCCGTAGGTGCTGTTGGTAACTTCGGATCAATGACTAGTAACGCTGCTGGTGTTGCTGGTGATCTGGCTGGTACTATCGACACTAAGGGTCTGATGACACTAACAGCTGGTGGGGCAGGTACAACTGCTACTGGCCAATTTGTCACAGAGTTAGAGGTCAGATAAGGAGATATATATTATGTCTAGGTTACAAGAAGCAATCGGTCTTGGATTGATTCTTGGAGTCATGCACGGATTGGTACAACCCGCCCACTCCGTGCCCGTGGTGCCAAATTTCACCCAAGGCTCAATGACCAGCCATACAGAAACCACAAGTAAGGTTACTGAAACGATTAATTCTATAGATTATTCAACAGGATGGGAATACTCGGTTTCGGGGGTAGGCGTGTCCAACAACGGACAACCACTGAACCCCAACACAAATACGAACACAGTCACTGTGACTCCACTAGGAGGGATAGAGGGAAGCGTAACAAGCAACAACACCTCAGCAGATTTAACAGGTTCAAACTTCACACTGACAACACCAGGTGGAGCATTCCAATTTTCACAACATTACCGTGGGCCAGGCGTCACGAATCAGACGGTAATCCAGAGAGTAACAGAGGTTACAAGCGTAACCGACACAACAAGTATCTTTACCCAGTAGTACTATGTCTAAGTCAACTTGCGATTGTCCCTGCCACACTGGCGGAAAATGTAGGGGGTGTAAGTGCGACAGCTAACCCTATCGCCAACTCATCAGGCTCGGTAACCAACCAGGCTATTCAGGTTTTACAGGGTCCTTACATTACTAACACATATGGCAATGGTATCAGCTGCCAAGGTCCTACTCTTAACGTAACTCCATTCATTACACATGGAAGAAGTTATCAAGAACCATGGAATGATATCTACTATGAGCCACAATATGATAGTACAGACTTTATTGGTAGAACAATTCAAGTCCAAAAGAACGTAAAGAACTACCCTTGGGAACCTTGGTATGATAATCGTACCAAAGACGATGGCACCCGTTGGTTTGAAGATGGTGCAGACATGACCGTCATGGTAGATGAGATTGTAGGGGACGGCATACCAGACAATCCTGGCAGCGTGATCTGGCAGAAACCAGTTCGCACAGGACAACAAGATAATTTGTCAACTAATATTGGTTTATCGGCAACTCTCTCATGGCCGTTGGATAATAGTCTGCAAGATCGTTGTAAGAAAGCAGCAGATACACATACAGAATTACAGGCACAACTAGTTGCCAACAAACGCCTCGACTTTGAGATAGCCCGTTTAAAAAATTGTGGCGAACTTTTACAAAAAGGCATTTCATTTCACCCCAAGAGCCCATACTATTCCATCTGTGCAGATGTGGTAGTGCAAGGTGTTAATACAATTAGACCACACGTTCACTCTATTCCACGTACCGAAGTTAATGGTACAGCAGAAGACCTAGGAACATTCTCTATAGGTAAACCTTAGTCTTTTTTCTTCGTTTTATGCCACTTAATAGGTGGCAATCCCTTCTTCTCACGGTATTTGTCTGCTCGAATCTCAGCAGCACTTAACTTGGGAGGAGTTTTACCTAGCAATCCTTGAACCTTCTTTATAACTTTTTTAACAACAGGTTTTACCACCTTCAAAAGCATATCAGCGAGAGGTTTTGCAAGGATAGCAGAGGACGTTGCAACAACAGCAATAGAAGCAGTGGCAGTTACAGCACCTGCTGATGGGATATTACCTACAATCTGTTCTACAACCTCAATCTTTTCAGTAACCTGAATACATTCCTTACCAACCAGTTCATATCCAGTGACCTTCAAGTCTCCTTTGATATGTCCAACTGGTTCTTTTAATTCTTGGGCCCTCGTTGGGCATTCTACATTACCAGTATCTCCTGTATTAGGTACAGAAGGAGTTTCTGGTGTTTCTGTTTCTGGGGCTTTGGGTGGTTTAATTGGTGGTGGTTCTTGATTTTGTTGTGTCAGTTCAAGTCTTGATGCATCATAATCTATAGGATAAAAAGAGGGTGAACCTGCATCGCAGTACACCCTTGTGCCATCAGGATCATCTTCCTTCAAAGCAGTATTCTTATCACTTTCTTGGTGTGCTTCAACACATCCTGGCATGTTGACAACAGGAGTTCCTACCACACTGGTAACAGGTGGATAGATTGGTATTGCCATTGGTGGATTTTGAATCAACCAATCATTAACATAGATATTTGGGATATCAATTCGATTAAGTCCGACACTACGAATAGAAATATCCCCCGTACCAATATCAGGTATCTCCATTGTTACTAAGCCTACTAGGAATCAATTGATAAGCTAACTTATCTCTCACGGCATTTATACGATCATTATCATATTGTTGAAAGTTTCCTTTCTTCTCCACCTTTTTATAATAATGGAGAGCATTATGGATGATCGTAACGTCTTCGATACTCAGGTCGAAGTTCATCTAGGAAGTCCAGGGAGTCCACCACCACCGCCAGGAATAGGCATAGCACCACCAGTTGCAGAAGGTAGTTCAGGCATAGCAGAGTCTAACATTCCTGGAAGGGCACCAGCGATTGCTTCTGTTGCGGCCTTAGTAACACGTTCTTTGACACTTTCAGCGATAGCATCACGGCGAAGATAAACAACTGTACCAGTACCGATGATACCAGCAGTTCCTAGAAAGGATAACACTGCTAGTGCATTAATAATTTTTTGCATAATTTTATACCTTAGGAGGTGGGTTAGTAGTAGGAGCAATAACCATAGGAGCTTGCTCAATTCTAATGGTCTGAGCAGGAGCAGTGTTAGCAGCCCTTTCAATTAGTTTTTCAAGGTCAGCTTTACTTACTTGTCCAGCACCATTCATTTTCATAGTTCCATCGCCAGACTTCTTAGCAGTCTGGACGCCAAAAGTCGCTAGCACGCCCGTGAAGACGGATGCTATGAAAGTTGGATCAATCTTTTGTTGGGGAAGACCTGGGATTGTAACATAATTAAGTGTTAAGATCCCTCCACTCCAGATGAGAATACCCAATCTAACGAGGGTACTCAAAATCATCAGTTGCTCTTCGGAGTCTTCAACTTTATCCTTCAGTTTACCTAAAGGGCCCTTAGGTTTTTCCTTCTTTAATTCTTCTGACATGTATCATATGGAATCAGGCGATAGTATTTAGTAATTTCATTCTCCACCACGAGGATACAGGTGGCCCACTCCAGGTCTGAATCCTCGTCTATGGTCATATCTATCACTAACGTCTGAAAAATTCAGATCAGTATCTAAAACTCTTACAGTTCCATTTGTAGAAGTAAAAGTTTGAATACCAACTGCTTGAAAACGATTTGCTATCGTAGCAGCAAGTCCAACAATAGCTGGTTGTTGTCCACTAAAAGTGAAATTTGATGAGAGTACTAGAGACATCAGACAAACCTCGCACAGAAGAGTAGCCCTGAGGTACTATAATACTGATCATATTGTCCTGTTATAACATAATATTTTTCAGTGGGACTAATAGTAATAATATCTCCTGTCTGAATGTTAGTACTAGGAGCTTCATACGTAAAACTAATTAATACAAAATCATCAGGAATATAATAAGGAGCAGGCACGAAGTTGTAACATAGAGGAATTCCCTTTACAGTCGTATAGTATGGTTCAACTACTGGTTGTTTTCCAGCAGGATTATTACTCTGTTCCAGTTCACCCGATCTATGATACACTCTAACATCATCAGAACCGACATAACTATGGTTCTGTCCACCCGAATAAAAATCTATGTTACCTACTGGAGTCGATCCTTTATAATCATATCCCCTCATCAAACCTGCTATTCTGCGGTTGGTGGAGTCGCCACCAGAATAATTCAGAAAATTTAAAGTTGGATAATTAGTCCC